TTGTTGATGGATCTGAGTGAGTTGCTTACCCGCGTCTGCCATAAGGCGTGAGAGCTGAAGCTCAATTTCTTCTGGCATTTCTTCATTTGGCGCGGGCAACGGAGCACCAAGACGCTCTTCCAACTGCTTCCTGTATTCAAACCCAATGTGCTCGGCGATGTGAGCTTGCAGTGCGCCCATGATCTGGTTCGCCATCGGGTTCTGCCCAATAGCTTGGGTAATCAACGGGTCCTGCATAAACGACTGGTGTGCAGCCAAGTGCGCGGTGTGGTCCTGATAGATAAACGCCTTGAGTGGCTTACCAACAAGAGCGCCCATGTTCTCGGACACTGGATCACGCGGTTTGGCGTTTTCAGCACTCGGGATCAGTTTGTCAACGTTTCTGATACCCAAGGTTTCAAGCATCTGCTTGTGCAGATACGGAAGGTCGTAGATCTGTGGGCTTTGCTGCGCCATCTGGAACGCAGCTTGGTACTGCACTACCCGTTGCGCCATCGTCGAGGCATTTGGGTCCGACACAGGTATAACATCGACTTGTGCATAATCCTCGCTTCGCGCCCTACGATCCACACCTTCTGGAATATAGTCATACGGCTCATCGGCGTACTCCGCAATAATTTCTTTCAGGAGCTTGAACTCCTGTTTCATTGCGTAGTGAACTCGGGCCTGAACTGCCGTCATGGGTTTGAGCGTGCGCTCAAGCAGGGCCAAGGTTGTGCCAACCGGAGCATTAGCACTCATGTCCGAGATGTTCATGTCGCTGATCGCCCCAAGTCTTCGACCCTCTTGAGTGATCTTCTCCAACAGACCAGCCAACACCTGACTTGGCTCTTTATAGGGCAGCGTCATGATGTTGTCGCGCACCGTGCCGCTAGGCACATCTACATCCCTAAACTCCCCCGGTGCAATCGGCGTGTCGTCGCCTTTAATACGAAGTCCTCTGGACTTTAGGCCACCGGGCAGGTTAGAAAGAGTACCGGCATCGACAAGCTGGCGAATGATGGAGGTGCCTGCGCGTGCGTAACCACCAATGATGTGAATAAGTCCGAGGCAATAGAACCCAAAACCGGGGACGTACCCATAGTGAATGAAGTGCTGTCGAGGCAGCATCAAATCGTCAGTCGGGCTGTAGTTCCTGCGGATGGCTAAAACTTTGGTCGTGCCTTTGTCAATAGTGATTATGTAAGGCTTAGGCAACTCGTCTTCGCCATCAAGGCTTGGGATGTTGCGCTCAATCTGCACTTCATACAATGCGTACCTGTCGTCTGAAGTCAGGCTATAGCCGCCTTCTTCGGCTTTCTTTTTCTCAATATCGGTAAAGAACGCAACAGGTTCACCCAACTCAATGTCACGGTAGAACCCAGCGGCCTGCAGCTTTTGCACTTCGTTTTCGGTCTTACGCATAATGTGCGTGACCCGTTCTGCGGTCTGAATGTGGCTCGTGCCATAGGGCACAATGACATCCTCGGCAGGTACAAAAATTGACACTTGCCGTCCAAGTCGCGGGTCGTAGTAAACCTTTTTGAAGGCCGAACCGGCAAGCCCAAGGCTATAGAGCATCCGTTCATGCTCGCTGCGGTACTCCACCATGCGCTCAGTCAACTGATAATTCATGTCTGCTCGGACACGATCCGCCGACTTTTCTTTATCTTCCGTTACATCGCCAAGGATCTTGGTCTTTACCGGCCCCGCAGCGGGGAAGGTCTCACTCATTGTTTCCGCTTGAAAGCGAATCGCGGCCTCCGCTAAAAGTGTGGAATACACTCCACACGCATCATCCCAAGGCTCAGTACGTTCCTCGTACTTGAACCCAAGAACGTCTAACCCCTTTACATACGTATCCGCCCAGTCTTTGCGAGCAGAAATATCTGCATCCACCAACTCAACAATCTCAGAACTCAGCGCCGCCAGTTCACCTTCATCAAGATACTCGGCAAGATTGGCGTCAAACGGAACATCTTCCATATCCGCTGGGCCTTCAGGCATCAGCGTGATCTCCATGCTGCCGTCGGATAGAGTTACTGATTCTGGGTTTACAATATCAATCTCAAGGTCTGGTTCTCCTGCGGAAACGGCTAACCCTGTGGGGGCTGCGTACAACCCTTTATCTACCATGTTTGTAGCCATAGCAACCTCTAGTAATACGCCTTCCGCTTACGGAAGTATGTTGGTTCATCAGGCTCGTCCGAATCTAACCGTACAAACCCACCCTGCCGGAATCGTATCAGTGCTTGGGTTGTTGAATCTACCAAGTCATCGTGCGGGGCGTTAGGGAAAGCGGCCATCTCTTCTTCCACTTCTTCCGCCCAACGAGTCTGCGGCCTCCACACTTTACCCGACCGGAATAAATCCGCTACTGAATTGATCCTTACAAACTTGTCGTTTCCTTTAGTCGGGCTGTACTCAGACACAGCCAGCCCCATGCGCCTTAGTTCAAAGATCAACGGACTACCAGCAGCTTTTGCCTCAACCACGCAGGCATCTGGCTCCCACTCTTTATAAGACTTGAACGCACGTTCTTTAAGTTCAGGAAACTCCATCCGCTCTTTAAACGCGTTGAGCAAAATAATATGCGCGTCTGAATTGTTCTCGTCTTTATAGAACACACCCCACGTTGTACACGCTGAATAGTCGCTACGCTCAGTCTTTGTAAACGCAGTATCCCAGCTCTGAATAATGAACTCGCAGTCAGGCGGGTCGTCCTTCTCCCAGATCTTCCACCACTCCCGCTTTACTATTGCTCCCTCTTCAGAAGTTGGGCTTTGCTGATACTGCGCGTTCCACTTTGCCGGTGGCAGTTCCTGCTTTAGTGCGTCTAACTCTTCAAGACTCCAGAACTCCGGCCAGAGGGGAACCCCAGATGGCATCAACGCGGGCAGCTCAATTACTTCCCATTCGTCAGTTGTACCCAACTGAGCTGCACGATTAAGGATTCGACCCGTTAAGTCCGTGGTTGCCCATCGGGTCATAACCACAACGATAGCGGCCCCCGGCTGCAGCCTCTGCCTAGGTCCGGATTCATACCAATCCCAAACTTTACTAAACACTTCCGGGTTGGAAGCAGCTAAAACAGCTTCTTGTTCGCTGTGGGGGTCATCAATAATAAGCAGATCCGCGCCTTTACCCGTGACGGTACCGCCGACACCGATGGCGAAATAGTCACCGCCTTTGGACGTGTTCCATCTACCGGCTGCTTTTGAATCAGTTTGCAGGGCAAGTTCGGGGAAAAGGTCATGAAACACCTCAGAATCGACCAAGTTTCGCACTTTTCGACCAAAACCGACCGCTAATTCACCAGTATTGGACGCTTGAATGACCTTTTTTGTGGGGAACTGGCCTAAAAACCACGCAGGTAGGAGGTAAGAGGCAAATTCTGACTTGGTATGCCGGGGCGGCATGTTGATGATCAGGCGTTTTAACTCCCCTCGGGCGACTCGCTCAAAGGCAGAAGCCATAATCTTGTGGTGTTTGCCTGAAACAAACGTAGGCCACACCTTTTGCACAAACTTAAGGAACCTTTCCTTACAAAGATCTTTTTCTTTGAGCTTTTCTAGCGTAGCTAACTGAACTTCCAGTGTTCTTAGGTCGGATTCGGACAGTTTTCCACTATTTATAAGTAGCTCAATATCCTTAAGTGAGACTTCACTCATGGTCTATTGGCCCGAGTTGCGCATCCAAATCATCAAGCGGCGTTACATCTATAACGTCTGAGTTCAACAGACGCTTAATCCGCTCTTTGATGGACTGCTCCAACGTCACGCTAGACGTATGGTGGACCGTAATCTCGCTTCGCTCCGTAAACAGCCCAACATCTGAGTGTTTACCAAGCAGCTCTAGCGCCCGGATCTCAATCTTTGGGTCTCCGCAGTCAGCCAACATCACCAGTCTGTTAGTAACAAAATGGCGTGCCTCGATGGCGTCGGCAAAAGACTGGAAGTTGTAGCGCTTTACAAGATCAGAAACCGCTTTGGCTTCTGCAGTAGCTGAAATAGTGGCTGGCAGTTTGGGTTTGCCTTCGCCTGTTATCAGCGCTTTAGCTTTATCTAGGTCTTCGTCTGCATAGTCTAAAGAACCACCAAGCTGTTCTATTAGATCTACCGTGTTAACTGCAACTGCAACTGCGTCTTTATGTGTTGCAGGCTGTTCATCTTCAAGGTCAAACGGAACGGGTACGTTTGCAACCGGCTCAATTGTAGGCATATCAAAGCACCGAGTAATCGGGATGCGCGGAATGTAACATAAAAATAGGAGGTTGGGACTTTATTAGGAGGTTGGGACTCCAAAGGGGGGTGTTTCTGTATGCGAGGGGGTGGGGGTACAAAAAGCTAAAAATAGAGTACAAAAAAGAATACAAAAAAATGTGGATCGGGTGTGCGGATTATTAAGTAAGCCGCCGCGCGGGGGCCCCAAAGTTAGTGGGTGCTCACTACCCGGTGGGGGTAAATGAGACGCATTCTCATTTAATCGTACCCTATTTAAGTTCCACGCGCCGCTTGAACGATGCGGATTTGAGAGTACAAGGATTTTCACGGCAGAAATGTCGTCGGGCAAAGGCCCGCAGCGCTTC